GTACAAAGAAAGGCCATGAATTATTCTTTAGACTTCTTTTAAATCAAGAACCAAGGATATCTTATCCTACTGATAATATGATTCGTGTGTCTGATGGTAAATGGACTACACGGAATATTATGAGAGTTAATTTAGTTAATGGTGTTCCATCTGAACTTATTGGTCAAACTGTATCTGGAGATACATCTGGCGCAACTGGGATTGTTGTATCATCTATTACATTCAGAGAAGCTCAAACGGACATTATTGAATTTGAATTGGATGCTGAAACACTCAGTGGAACTTTTGTTCAAGGAGAAACAGTAAGAGGTATTTCTACTGTTACAGACCAAGACGTTACCTTTACACCATACAGTATTGTCACTGGAAGTTCAATAACTAGTAATGGTGCGTACTACACCGCTGACCAGACTGTCAACTTATCTGCAACTGGTAGTCAAAGTGCGACTGCAAAAGTTCAGACTGTTACAGTTGGTCAAGTTGATGAGATAATTGTTGATGATGCTGGTACTGGATATCAAGTGGGTGATAATATAGTTCTAGATAATTCTGGAACTGATGGTTCTGGTGCAGTTGCACAAGTATCAGTTGTTGGTGGTGCAATCGCCCCAGAAGCAGGAGATGTTGCAGCTTACGGAATGAGTGCGACTGACCATATCACATTAGAAGAAACGAGTCAATCATTTTATAATGACACATATGAAGGAACAAAGATTGTTCTGGAAACAGGCACATTTGCAAACCTCAGTGTCGCATCACAATCAAATGAGATTACGGATGTACGAATAGTTGCAAGAGGAAATGGTTATGCAAAACTTCCGACTGTTTCAAGTATTACATCTGTAAGTGGGTCAAGTGCAAAACTGATAACTGCGTCTAACTCTGGTGTTGGTGGTGTTGGTTCTTTTGAATTTACCAACCAAGGATTTAATTATAACTCTGCACCCTCTCTAATCCCATTTCGTCACGCAGTATTAAAAGATATTACTGGAACATTTGTTTCTGGTTCTGCACTAACTTCACATAGTGGAACGGTTACTGCATTTGATAGTGCAAGACAATTGATATCAATGAATACAACTGCAAATTTAGCCGTGGGTAATACTGTGACAACTGGTGGTGCATCTGGTGTTATCGCAAATATTGGTATTGCATCTGGTACTGCAACTGTAGGAACTATAGGTTCAACAGCTGGTGAATTCTTTGGTGCAGATGGTAAAATTTCAGAAGATGTTATGAGAGTTCAAGATAGTTTCTACTATCAAGATTATTCATATGTTGTTCGTGTTGGTCAATCTATTAATGAATGGAGAGATGCAATCAAGTCAACCGTCCACCCTGCTGGTTGGAATGTGTTTGGTGAAGTTGAAGTTGTGGGCCGTGCGACTGCAAAGATATCTGCACAGACACTAGAGTCATTTACTCCAGAACTTGCATCTACATTGAGAACACTATTTGTTGCAGTATTTGGTAGACGATTGGGTACAGTTGATGATGGAACTTCTTTACGAGTATCACCAGCATCAGATGTTGAAAGTCATACAGATTTAACAAGTTCAACAAGAGATATAACTCTATCTAGAATAAACAATGTAATTGTGGGTGTTGCAAGAAGTCCAAGAGCACAAGGCCCAACCCTAGACCTTCTTCCTAGATATGCATTTGGTATCGGCCCAAACACTACAGAAGCAATACCAAACTATCCAAGCCTTACAAGGACAACAAATCTAGATGGTATTAATGACCAATCATTTACTATAGACCAATTTAGAAATATTCGTATTGACCAAGTAGATGATGGAACTGGTAGAATACCACTTGCAGCTTTTAATACATCTATTAATGTTCCACCACCAGGCGAGATACAAGTTTCTGGTAGTGGAAGAACAAATGCATTTGATAATACCTTTATCACATTTGATAGTGGTACAGAAACATTTGATGAAACTGGTGTTACTACATTAATGAGTGATACTGGAATTAAATTTGATAGTTCGTCTGTTAAGTTTGATGGTTCTGGTGGTGATGCAGTTCCAAGAGATACAGTCGGACAGTACAATGTGGACTTTAGTGACACAAACATTACGTTTGACAGTGGTATAAATAAGTTTGATGAACAAACATCAGTGAACTTTGGTTCAAATATACCAAGATTTGATGATGCATTTGCGACTTTTGATAAAAATAACTTAAAGTTTGATAGTACATCAATACCAGAAAGGTTCTCATCAAACGCATTTAAGTTTGATTCAAACGCAAAAACTTTTGATATAGGTGCGTAACCTACATAAATAAATGAAAGAAATTAATTTAGGAGATAACTAACATGGCATATCAAGCACTTGGTCTTGGTTCTTCCGCTAATGACGGTACTGGTGATGACCTCAGAACTGGTGGAGACAAGATTAATGACAACTTTGTAGAAGTCTACACCAAACTAGGTAACGGCTCTGCTCTTACATCTGATACAGTAACACTTAACACTGCAACTCAGACGTTAACAAATAAAACTCTGACATCACCAACCATTAGTGGTACTGTCACTGCTGCAACAATCACCACAGTAACTACTGGTGGAATTGTTGGAACTGGTGGTGCTCTAGAAGTTACACCAGATAATAATATACTTGAGATTAGAGGTGATGGTTCGTCAGTTGAAGGACAAATTCAACTTAACTGTCACGCAAACACACACGGACAAACACTTAAAGCGCAACCACATAGTGCCGGTATAACAAATACAATGTTACTTCCAATTGGTGCAAGTTCTACATTGGTGAGTTTGGTATCTGCTGATACTCTTACTAACAAGACTTTAACTTCGCCTGTTCTGACAACACCACAGATTAATGATACGTCTTCTGACCATCAATATGTGTTTGCAGCTTCGGAACTTGCAGCTGATAGAACTGTAACTCTTCCATTACTTACTGGTAATGATGAGTTTGTCTTCAAAGACCATGCAGTTACAATGACTAACAAAACTATGGGTGCAATGTTTGGTACAGTACAAGCACTTTCTGGTGCCGGTGCAGTGGATACTACTTCACTAATTACACAGTTAACAACAACTGGTGCTCAAGCACAAACACTTGCTAATGGTGCAAACGGTCAATTGAAAATTATTACTATGGTTGCAGACGGTGGAGATGGAACTCTAACTCCAGCAACTTTTGCAAATGGTTCAACCATTACATTCAATGATGTTGGTGACAGTGTACTCTTAGTATACAATACAACTGGTGGATGGGCACTTGTATCTAACACTGGATGTACGATTGCTTAATAAAAAATAGGGAGTAGTCAATGGCTATTGATACAATTAAATCTAGTGCAGTACTTGACGGTGCGATTGCTACTGCCGATATTGCAGATGATGCTGTAACACAAGCAAAAGTTGCTGGCGGTGCAATTGGAACTACAGAACTTGCTGGGTCAATTCCAGATTCAAAGATTGCTGCTATGGCTGCATCAAAACTTACTGGTGCAATGCCTGCTCTCAATGGTTCTGCTTTAACTAATGTAACTGGTGCCTCTATGGTAAAACTTGCATCTACGACAGTTGCATCTGGTAGTGCGACTGACTATGCATTTAACTTTACCAATGTATTTTCTAGTACTTATGATGATTACTTTTTTGTATTTAAAATTGTAACGAATGAAACTGGTAATAGTGGAAATGTAATGTATGCTCAATTTGGAAACGGTGGAACATATGTAACTTCAGGCAATGCTTGCAGAGGAGCTTCTGGAAATAGGCAAGTCAATACCAATATGAGTGGCGGTATTGGTGGTCAATTTTATTATAGTACAACAGGCATCCATCAACTTTTGGGTACTGTAACAAGCACTGAAAATGCAATGTTTACTGGACACGGATTGATTATGAACGCAAATGATAGTAACTTACCAACACAGATTTTTATTGGTAATGCATTTATGCAATATTTGTCAACTGAGGGAAATACTTGGTTTGAAGATGGTGCAAGTAGAGAAGATAACGGTGACCAAGCTTCATATACTGATGTTAGGTTTGGAGTTATTATTGGTAATTCAGCTGGCACTAATATTGCAAGTTCAGCTGACCGCCGAAATGTGTATGGAAAAGTTACAATATATGGGATGGTAAAATAATGAATATTAACACTAACGGAATGTCATCTTATGATGTTGCAGAAAGAATTTTAAATCAAACAGATTGGACTCAACTATCTGATAGTGGATTAACTTCTGATTGTGTTACTGCGTGGACAACTTATAGAGCCGCAATCAGAGTTATTCGTAGAAAAGATAACGCAATAAATTCAAATCCAAATGATGAGAAATGGCCAGAACTTCCATCTATGGATTGGACATAAATAAGATTATAGGAAAAAAACAATGGCAGCGATTATCACAGAAAAATTTAGACAGTCTAACGCAGATGCGTTTTTCGCTGACGTAGCATCTAGTAAATACTATATGTTCGTTGGTAAACATTCTTCATGGACTTCAGAAGGTGCAACAACGGATAACAATCCACCCACACCAGTAGATAGTGTTGCAGATGAATCATATTATTGGGATGATATGTTAGCTGCAAAACTTATATCTTCAAAATCTTATGTAATTCCTCGTAGAGACTTTTCAACATCTTCTGCATTTGATATGTATAGACATGATGTTGGTGCAGTATCTACTGGAAACTACGGAACAACAAAAACTACAAGTTCAAGTGGTGCAACAAATGTATTTGACTCCACTTACTATTTCAAGACAGCAGAACACAAAGTATATAAAGTACTTTACAATGGTGACCAACTCCAAACTGGTGCTGGTAATATTTCTGGAAGTGAACCAACTTCTACAAATGCAGCTCCATTCTGGCAAGACAACAACTATTATATCAAGTATATGTACACCATGACAACTTCTGAAGTACAAAACTTCTTGACAACTGACTTCATGCCTGTTAAAGTAAATGCCAATACAGATGCAAACAGAGGTGTGTATGTATTCATGATAACTTCTGGTGGTTCGTCATATCCAAACGGAACATTCTATACAAAAGTAAATGGTGATGGTGATGGTAACGCAAAAGCAAAACTAGTCGTATCTGGGGGTGCAATCGCAGAGTTTGGTAATAACGCACTATCTTCAACTTCGTATATGCAAGCAAACGGAACTGGATATTCTTTTGCAACCTTTAACCTTGCTGGTACAAATATCTACACTGATGCAAACTGTACTACATTGATTTCTGGTTCTACATTAACATCATGGAATGGTGCAACAGCCGGTACAATTAAAGCAATTATTGACCCACCTAGTGGTCACGGTAATGATGATATTGCAGAACTTGGTGGACACTATGTGATGTTACAATCTAAATTAGAACCTTCAGATTCGGATGTTGTTCAAGTGAACGATTTCAGAAGAGTTGGTATTGTTAAAAATCCAAAAGACCCATCAACAAATGCAATCTCTACTCTTGCAACTGCAAGAACTACTAATGCAATTATCATGGCAACTGGTGGTAGTGGTAGTTATCAAGTTGATGAAAAAATTACACAAGCAACAACTGGTGCAAATGGTACTGTAGTAGAGTGGGATGCAACAAACAGAATACTTTACTATGTTCAAGAAAAATATACAAACTATGGATTAGATACATCTGGTAATCTGACTGCATTTTCTGGTGCAAATGCTGTTACTGGTGCAAACTCAAATGCAGTATTTACACCTTCAACTTCAACATCTGGAACTACTAATGGTGTTGTCTTTGCAAGTGGATATGCAAACCCAGAACTATCAAGGGATACTGGTGAAGTAATCTATGTTGAAAACAGAAGAGCAATCTCAAGAGCCTCAGACCAAACAGAGGATATTAAAGTCGTAGTGGAATTCTAAACAATGCAAAAAACCGATTTAAATGTAGCGCCATATTATGATGATTTTGATGCAACAGATAATTTTAATAAAGTACTCTTTCGTCCTGGCTTTGCCGTTCAGGCAAGAGAACTTACGACTCTGCAATCAATTATGCAGAATCAGATTGAAAAACATGGTAGACACTTTTTCAAAGAAGGGTCTATGGTCATCCCTGGCCAGATATCTTACACGAATGAATATTATGCAGTAAAATTACAAGCAACATTTAATTCTGCATCAATCGCTGGATACTTATCTTCATTTGTCGGTGCAGTTGTAACTGGTGGAATATCTGGTATCACTGCAAGAGTTGTGGGATATGATGATGCGACTTCGACTGATGAACCAACTCTTTATGTAAAATATTTAACTAGTGCAACAACAACTGCAAGTGCAACTGGAACAACTGGTGCTTCTATTGCGAATGAAACAACAATCTTTGTAAATGGTGAAAGTCTTGCTGCTGACAAGGTAGTTAGTTCTTTTAATGTCGGTGCAAACTCTGCTACTCTTTTAACAACTGGTGCAACTGAAACTGGTTCATCGGCTGCGATTGAAGAGGGTGTCTTCTTTATTCGTGGACACTTTGTTCGTGTGCCTGCACAAAGAATTGTTTTAGACAAATATACAAATACTCCTTCCTATCGTGTAGGACTTACTATTAAAGAGGAGTTAATTACTCCAGAATCAGATACTACACTTTTAGATAATGCGGCTGGTTCTACAAACGTAAATGCAAAGGGTGCTCACAGATTAAAGATTTCATTAACTCTAGACAAACTACCTTTAGGTTCTTCTGATGATGAAAATTTTGTAGAACTTTTAAGATTAAAAACTGGTGTTATTGAAAGACTTGTAAATAAAACAGAGTATAATATCTTCAATGAAAATCTTGCAAGAAGAACATTTGATGAGTCTGGTAACTACACTGTTCGTTCTTTTGATATTGACATTAAAGAAGCATTAGATGATGGTTCTAATGATGGTGTATATAGTACTTCACAAGTTACAGATGGTGGTCAAACTCCTACAGAATCACTTGCAACTATTCAAGTTGACCCAGGCAAAGCATATGTTCGTGGTTATGAAATTGAAACAGTTGTTCCAACATATCTTGATTTAGAGAAACCTAGAACTACAGAAAACTTCGACTCTGCAATCACAAATATTGAGGTTGGTAACTTTACGAGAGTAACAAAAGTATTTGGAACTCCAGACCTATCTCCATTTATTTCTGGTGACGTTGCAGAACCATACAGAGCAATTGAATTACACGGTATTAAAAATCAGTCAAGGGGTGCAACCCCAAATAGTCAGATTGGTCTTGCAAGAGCTCGTGCGTTTGAACACTCTTCTGGTAATACATCAAATGATACATTATCAAACGCAGCTGATAATGATGCAGAATTTAATCTTTACCTTTTTGATATTCGTATGTTTACGACTATTGTTCTTACTAGTGGTACTGGTAGACCAGGCACCTCTGCACAGATTACTCAAGGTGCAAAGATTACTGGTTCAACATCTGGTGCAACTGGTTTCTTACATAGTGGTTCAACGTCAAGTAATACTTTACAACTGATTACTGTATCTGGTAATTTCAATGTAGGTGAAAAACTTATTTCGTCTGCACAACCAACATCTGCACAAGCCAGTCAACATCTAGAAGATTCAAGTAATGTTGAACTTACAATCTCAACTATTACATCAAGAAATTTTGATGATGTACATTCAGTATTCATGAACTCACCAAACACTGGTCAAGATTTTACTGGTGACTTAGTATTGAGTTCTACTCTTACTTTAGGTGGTAATGTTTCCATGAACGGCTCTAATAATACCGTTACTGGATTTAATACCACATTCCTAAATGATTTAAAAGTTGGTGACTTCGTAACTGTGCCCGGCGCTGGTTCTGGTGGTGTAGACTTAACTGGTAGAGTTCTTGCAATTGCAAGTAATACATCACTTACACTTGACAATGGTGATGGTTCTTCTGCATTGAATTCTTCAACTGCTGTTACATCTGTTCAGATAATCAGATTAAGAAATCAACTTCGTGACCAACAGAAAAACTTACTTCTGAGGAAACTAAGAAAACAAAGAATTAAAACATTAAAGACCGAAACTAATGCTGGTGCTGAACAGACAACTGTTACATTTAGACAACAGTTTGTTGTTACAACAACTTCATCTGGTGAGATTAACTTAACCGCTGGGTCTAATGAAACCTTTGCAGCTAAATCAAATACCGATTGTGTAGTCACAATTATTACTGCTGGTTCTGCAATTGGTGGTAGTTCAAATACAGCTGCTGCTGGTGACATTGTTAACTTAGATGCAAGTACAACTCCAGCACAAACTTATGTTGCAAATGCAAATACATTAACGATTACCAACCCAGAGATTTTGGGTAATGGTGCAAAGGTAAAAGTTGTCGCAACAATTACTAGAACAGTTGCTGGTGCAAAAACAAAAACAAATCAAGCTGGACATCTTGTTCTTGTAGATGCAGATAATGACTCTGGTGTAGAATACGGAACTGCATCTCAACATAAAGAAATTTCACTTGGTCGTGCAGACGTTTATAAGTTATATTGTGTAAAAGATTCTGAAGACTCAAGTGCAAACCCAACACTTCCACAGTTTACTGTTACTGGTGTATCTGGTACATTTACAAAAGGTGAAGTTATTAGTGGTGCAACTAGTGGGTGTAATGCAATTATTGTTAACACAACAAATCCAATTACATTTGTTGTAACAAATGGAAAATCATTTACTTCAAATGAGACTATCACTGGTCAGTCATCTACTGCAACTGCAACATTAGGAACATTTACTGATGGTTCAAAAGATATTACAGACAGATTTACACTTGATACTGGACAAAGAGATAACTTTTATGATATATCAAGACTTGTTAGAAAAGGTGGTAAACCAACTCCAGTAGGAAAACTATTAATTGTATGTAATTATTTTGCACACGGTACTGGAGACTTTTTCACAGTTGACTCATACTCTGGTGTTGATTATAAAGAGATACCTACTTATACTGCAACTAGAGTTGACCCAGAAGTTAAAGCTCCATCTGGTGAGTTTGACCTAAGAGATTCAGTTGATTTTAGACCAAGAGTTGGTGATGCAACTATTGATACAACTACAACTATTCAAAGTCAGACTGCACATAAAGTAACATCAAAATCATTTGACTTTAGTTCAAGGTCTTTTGCTGGAACTGGTGCATCTGATATTAAAATACCAAAAGACAATTCGCAATTCCAATATGACTTTGATTTCTTTCTTGGAAGAAGAGACTTATTATTCTTAACAGAAGGTGGTCAGTTCAGAGTTATCAAGGGAACACCAGCTGAAGAACCAGACTTTCCTAAGAAATTAGAAAAGGCTATGTTACTTGCATCAATTAGTCTTCCTGCTTATGTTCTTGATATTGATGATATATCATTTACTAAAGCACAGAATAAAAGATATACAATGGCAGATATTGGTGACCTTGATAGAAGAATTAATCAAATACAATATTATACTGCACTAAATCTTTTAGAAAAAGATGCAGAGTCTTTCCAAGTTCAAGATGAAAATGGACTTGATAGATTTAAATCTGGTTTTGTTGTAGATAATTTTTCTGGTCATGCTGTTGGTGACGTTCAGAATGATGACTACAGAAATTCAATTGATATGGAAGCTAATGAACTACGTCCAAAGTTTTTCATGAAAGGTATTTCTCTTGTTGAAGAAAATACTACCGATACACAAAGAACTGGAGATGGTTATCAAAAAACTGGTGATATGGTTACACTTCCATATACAGAAGTTGTTTCTGTTCAACAACCATATGCATCAAGAGTTGAAAATCTAAACCCAGTTCTTACATTTACATGGACAGGCGTTTGTCAACTAAATCCATCTGGTGATGAATGGTTTGAAGTTAATAGACTTCCTAATCTTATTATTAACAGAGAAGGTAACTTTGACCAGTTAGTTGCACAAGTAGGAAATGCAATGGGTACTATATGGAACTCATGGCAAACACAGTGGTCTGGTACTTCAACGTCTAGAAGACAGCTTAGTAGTAATTTACAGTCTGTAACTCAAGGTAATTTTGTATCAGTTTTCAGAGATACCACTACAAGAGTTACAACAACTAATACTCGTAGACAAAGAAGAAGTGGTTTAAATACTCAAGTTATTGCACAGATTGATTATGAATCACAAGGTGATAGATTACGTTCAACTGCACTTATTCCTTTTATGAGAAGTATTAATGTTACATTTACTGCACAAGGATTAAAACCAATAACTAGGGTGCATCCATTCTTTGATAAAGTTAATGTTCAACCTTTTGTTACTCCAAATGCAAATGGTTTTTCAACTGCATCTTTAGGTGGTAATATAGTTTCTGATGGTAATGGAGAAGTAAGTGGTGTATTTACTATCCCAGACCCAAATGTTGCTGGTAATCCAAAATTTAAAACTGGTCAAAGAGTTTTTAGATTAACTTCTTCAAGTACTAATACAACAAGACCAGAACCAGAGACATTCGCACAAGCAATTTTCTCATCTACTGGTGTGCTTAGAAATATTCAAGAAGAAATTATTGCAACTAGAAATGGTAGAATTGAAACTCAAAGTGTTTCCGACACTAGAACTATTTCAAGTTCAACATCTAGAAACGAATCAAGAAGAGATTTAATTAGACAAGTATTCACTGGAGATGGTAATAGAGCTGAAGGTGGAGATGGTGGTGAAGGTGGAAGTGACCCACTTGCACAAACATTTAAAGCTACTGAGTCTGGTGGAGAAATGATTACAAAGATTGATGTTTTCTTCCAGAGGAAAGATGCGAACATCCCAGTTCTTTGTCAGATTCGTGAAGTGGTTAACGGTTTCCCAACTATCAAACAATTACCGTTTGCTGGTAAATATTTAAGTCCTTATTTAAAAGGTACTGTATCAATGGCATCTGGTGGTACTACTGTCACTGGAACTAATACAGATTTCTTAACTGGTACTCACAACATCAAAGTTGGTGATACTATTACTATCACTGGTGCTGGTAATACTGTTTCTGGTGTAACTACAGATACAAAGAACTATGATGCTACTGCCTTGGTTGCAAAGATTACTGCAATCGCATCTGATACTTCAATGACTGTTGACACTGCGTCTGCAAGAGCTGTATCGACTGCAAAGATTAGTAATGTCAACCTTGACTCTACTGCAACTGCACCAACTACTTTTAGATTTGACTCACCAGTTTATATTAAAGATGAGGTTGAATATTGTATTGTTCTGTTTACACCTTGTGAAAGTTATTTTGCATGGATTTCTAGAATGGGTGACCTAGATGTTGGTGGTACAAGAATGATTTCAAAACAACCACATTTGGGTGTTCTATTTAAATCACAAAACAATACAACTTGGAATTCTTATCAATTAGAAGATATGAAATTTACAGTATATCGTGCTAGTTTTGTGCCTGGTGCAAGTGGTAAACTTACATTAAACAATACTGCTGTTCCAAATCAGACCTTACCAACTGACCCAATCAGAACTATTGAAGGTTCAAGTTTTGTACAAGTCAATCATCCTAATCACCATATGTACTCATCATCTAATAATGTAACAATTAATGGTGTATCATCTGGTATTACAACAACTCTTGCTTCTGCGATTACTTCAACATCACAGACAAGTATTGTTATTAACGCAAACGCAGACTTTGTTGCAAGTAATGATGGTTCAAATATTTACATCAAAATTGGTGATGAAAAAATTAGAGGAACAATTTCTTCAAATACTATTACTGCATCAACTAGAGGATATGATAGTTCAACAGCTACAACTCACCTCAGTGGTGCAACGGTTGAACTTTATCAACTAAATGGTATTCCTCTTGACCAAATTAATAAAACACACACTGCACTTGCAAACATTAGAATTGATAGTTATACTGTTGCAACAACAACTTCTCCAAGTTCTGCAACTGGTACTCAAAACCAAGGTGGAACTGCTGTAGTTGCAACTGAAAATGCAATGATAGATGGACTACAAACATTACTTCCAACAGTAACTTTTCCAGATACAGAAGTTAGTGCAGCTGTAAGAACAACCAGTGCAACTTCACCATCTGGTTCTGAAACTTCATTTAATCTAAAGGGAACAACATTTGCGAAACCTATTGTTATCGGTGAAAATTCTTTCTTTGATAAACCACAAATGATTGCAAGTTCTATTAATGAAACAAATGAGATTGCTGGTCAAAAATCATTTTACTTAGATGTTGATTTAAGTACTGCTGTAGAAAATCTATCTCCAATAGTAGACTTGGACAGAAAATCAGTAGTCGCATTTACTAATAGATTGGATAACATTGACAGTGCATCTAGTCTTGGTGCAACTGTACTTCAAGGAGATTATGTAAATCATGAACAACCTTCTGGTGATAGTAATGAAGCAATTTATATTACTAGAAGAGTATCGTTAGATAATCCTGCTACTGGTATTAAAGTTATTCTTGATATGAATAGATTTGCAAGTGCAGATGTTAAACTTATGTTCAAAATACTTCGTTCAGATGATGCATCTGATTTTGATGAAATTGGTTACAGTTTCTTTAATACAAACGGTGGCCCAGATACGGTTGTTAACGCATCTCTATCTTCTGCTGATTTTAAAGAGTATGAATATACTGCAAATAACTTAGATGAGTTTATTGCTTTCTCTATCAAGATTGTGATGCAAGGAACTAATTCATCTGAACCACCAAGGATAAAGGATTTGCGAGCAATCGCATTAGCAACATAATGTCAGAGTACAAACCAGTAGAAGGTCATTCAGATTTAATAAAAGATATGCATAGTAAAGCGGTGATAAATACTAATAGAAATGCATATCTTGCTGCTGTGCAACGAAAAAAAACTATGGTTGCACAAAAAGATGAATTAAGAGATGCAACAAGAGAGATAAATACTTTAAAATCTGAGATGCATGAGATTAAAACTCTCTTAGTAAAATTGGTAGAAAAAGATGGCAGATAGAAACGTAGTAGCTAGTAATACCTTTGAAGAATTCAGAGTTGAGTTCAATGAACTCGCAACTGATGTTGGTGATATTGCTGGTATTACTGGTGCATCTGGTATTATTGCCTCTGCAACTGATGTTGTGGAAGCAGTAACATTATTGAATACTGCTGTTAACGTATCTGATTTAGACGGTGCTGGTGATAGTGGAACTTTTGCAGTTGATTTAGATACGCAATCATTGACCATCGCTGGTACTACAAACGAGATTGAAACTGTTGCAAGTGGACAAACACTTACAATTGGTCTACCAAATAATGTAACGATTTCTGGCAATGCAACAATTGGTGGAAACATAACTAATGGTTCTGTGAACTTGACATTTCCTACAGTGGGTGGTACAATCTCTACTGAAGGATTCTCAATCGCACTAGCAACTGCGTTAGGATAAAAAGGAAAGAAATATGGCTAATAACTTTGTAAACAGTTTTGCAAGTATTCCGACTGCTGGTGAGTTTTATCAATCTACTGGAAGTGCGACTGATAATGCTACAGGCCCACAGTTAGTTTACAATGCAAATAATGGTTCAAGTGGTGTCAATTCAATTCTAGTTGAATTAGACGCTTCAAATACTGGCACAGCGAGTATTGCACTTAGTGCTTTTATTCAAGACACTTCAGCAACTCTAGGTTCAATCACAAGTATTGTGTCTTCAAGTGATGTTGCAACTGTAACAACTGGTTCTGCACACGGATTGAGTGTAGGTCAATATGTTATGGTAACTGGTTCAACAACTGCATATGTCAACGGAATGTATAAAGTTGCATCTGTACCAAGTTCAACAACATTCACA